TCCCCAAGGACGCCATCCGGTTCACCAACCAGTACGCCTACATGATCGGCTTCCCACCGAAGCTGATGGCCGCCATGTACACGGCATTCGACGTGCTGCTCGCCCCGTCACGCGGCGAAGGGTTCTGTGTGCCGCTGGTCGAAGCACAAGCGTGCGGTGTTCCGGTCATCGCCTCGAACTTCACCGCCCAGGCGGAACTGGTCGGTGCCGGCTGGACCGTCGGCGGCCAACTCTGGTGGGACGGCCCGTCACGCTCCTGGTATCAGACCGCCAACGTGTTCGAGATCGAACGAGCGCTCGACAAGGCGTACGACGCCGACGCCGACGAGCTGGGTCGCGCAGCGATCGAGTTCGCCCTCAACTACGACGCCGACACCGTCTACCGCACCTACTGGCGTCCCTATCTTGAGACGCTTGACACCCGACCGGCAGCCGACAAGCCGCCGATGGACAACGTCACCGTTCTCGTCCCGGCCGTCAACCGTCCCGAGAACGTGGCCCGTCTCGTCGATTCGTTCAACGCCACCAACGACGGCACCGCCCAACTGCTGTACGTGGTGGAGTCGCAGTATCACAACCAACTTGACGCCCTTGACGCCGCCGGAGCCGACTACATCTTCGCCACCCGAGGCTCGTCGTACGCCTCCAAGATGAACGAAGGTTTCACCAGCTGCGACACCGACTGGGTGTTCCTCGCTGGCGACGACGTCGAGTTCACGACCGGCTGGATCGAAGCGGCCCGCACCCTGTCGGATCGGTTCGACGTGATCGGCACCAACGACTCCGAACCGGGCCGTGTTCGCAACCCGCTCGTCGCAGCCGGCAAACACGCCGACCACTTCTCGTCCGACGCTCCTACGTCAACGACGACGGCGCATCGCTCGAAGGGCCCGGCATCCTCTGCCCCGAGGCGTACTACCACTGGTACACCGACAAGGAAATGATCCAACTCGCCAAGGCCCGAGGAGTCTTCACGCCATGCCTGGAGTCGGTGGTCATCCATCACCATCCCGGCTACGACGGTCGCGAAGACCTGCGGGCGAACGACCCGACCTACATGAAGGCCGTCGAGTTCTCCGAGATGGACGAGATCGCGTTCCGTCGCAGGGCGCCGCTCATCGAACAACACCAGACCGTCCGAAAGGACATCTGGTCATGAGCCGCCCCACCATCATCGACGTGTTCCCGTTCAACAACGAACTGGACATGCTGCAATGCCGGCTCGAGGAGATGTCGTCAGCGGTCGACTGGTTCATCGCCATCGAAGCCGACGTCGACCACCAAGACCACCCAAAGCCGTTCCACCTGACCGACAACCTCGAACGGTTCTCGGCATGGTCCGATCAGCTGATCGTCGTCCGGGCGACCGGACTACCGACATTGGCCGACGACCCAGACCCGTGGGCCCGAGAACTCGCGCAACGCGAGTACGCCATCGAAGGTCTCCGCCAGATCAACAACCAACGTGAACTGCAAGCGGACGACATCGTTCTGCACGGCGACGTCGACGAAATCTGCCGAGCCGTGCACGTTCGCAACGTTCGGCCCCGCACCGGGTTCGTCACGTTCGAGCAGCGGTTGCATTGCTTCGCAGTCGATTGGCTCCATCCCGACCCGTGGGGTGGCACCGTCGCCGCAACGTTCCGTCAGCTCGGCCAGCTCGGCCAATGGCCGTTCCAGAAACTGCGCAACACCCGCAACGCCAACGTCGCCTTGCCTGACGCCGGATGGCATCTGTCATGGCTGGGTGGCAAAGAAGCAGCGCTCGCCAAGTTGGGATCGTTCTGCCACCCCGAGATCGCCGAACGCACCCTCGTCGGCCTCAGCTCCGACCTGTACCTGCGAGAAGGGTTCCACGTCGACGGCCGCCGGATGAAACCGGTCGACGTCGACGACACGTGGCCGAAGATGATCGCCGAGCGTCGCTGCCCGGAAGTGTGGTTCCGTCCCCGATGAGCTCCCACACCGCCACCTTCACCGAGAACTGGTTTGACCAGGTATCACAAGACCGGCTTGCCGAACTCGGCCGGCTGGTCGACAACGTCCCCGGCGTCATCATCGAGATTGGATCATGGGAGGGACGCTCCACCTGCGTCCTCGCCAACGCCATCCGGCCTCGAGAAGTGATCGCCATCGACACCTGGCATGGCTCGCCCGGCGAGATCTCCCACGACCTCGCCGCTGAACGCGACGTCCACGCCACCTTCGCAACCAACGTCGCAGCCCTCACCGGCGGCAACGTCCGAGAATGGCGCAGCGGCTGGCGTGACGCCATCCCACAGATCGACGACCCGATCGCCCTGTGCTTCATCGACGCCGAACACACCTACCGCGAGGTGTACGACAACATCCAAGCAGTCCTGCCGAAACTCGCCTCCGGTGGCGTGCTGTGCGGCGACGACGCCGGCCATCCGCCCGTCCGTCGAGCAGTGCTTGACCTGCTGCCCGAACGAGACGTCTACGTGAAGGGCAACGTCTGGTCGTGGCGCAAACCGGCACTCGCCGACATGTACCGCACGGTCGCGTCAACACCGTCCGACATCTACCTGCACCTGCCACGGTTCGTCGAACTCGCCACCCGATCCAAGGCAACCAAGGTGCTCGAGCTGGGCACCCGAACCGGCGTCTCCACCATTGCATGGCTGCACGCACTGGAACAGACCGGCGGGCACCTGTGGTCGGTCGACATCGACAGCCAACCGCCGATCGGCCAGTTCCCGCACTGGACGTTCATCCAAGGCGACGACATGGACGAAACGGTCCAGACACAACTGCCCGCCCCGTTCGACATCGTCTTCCTCGACACGTCGCACCACTACCAGCACACCAAAGCCGAACTAGACCGCTACCAGCACATGGTGCGACCGGGTGGGCTGATCGTGTGCCACGACACCGAACTCCCGATCCCCGAAGGCGCACCCGCTGGCGACCCGACCTACCCGGTCAAGCGAGCGATCGAGGAGTTCGTCGCCGCCACCGGTCGGCGCTGGCTCAACATCCCCGACTGCTGGGGGCTCGGAATCATTGAGGTGAACGCATGACGCTGACCAACGCATACGCCTCGATGGCCGCCCTCAAAGCGGAACTCAACATCGGACAGGCCGACACCTCCTACGACGTCAAGCTGGAGACAGCGCTGAACTCGGCATCCCGCCAGATCGACCGGCACTGCGGCCGCCGCTTCTGGCAGGACACTGCCGTCGTCGACCGCCAGTACTACGCCGACACCACGTACCTGGTGCACACCGACGACATCTCCACCCTCATCGGATTGGTGGTCAAGGTCGACACCGGCGACGACGGCACCTACGCCACCACCCTCACGATCAACACCCAGTTCATCGTGCTGCCCACCAACGCCGGCGACGACGGACTGCCCTGGTACATGATCCGTCTCGTCGACGCCGACACCACCACGTTCCCGCTGTGGACCTCCGGTCGACCAAGCGTCCAAGTGACCGCCAAGTTCGGGTTTGCCACCGTCCCCGACGACGTCAACAAGGCCTGCCTCATCCAGGCCACCCAACTGTTCAAGGCGTCCGACGCCGTGTTCGGCGGGCTTTCGTTCGACGCCGGCATCCTGCGTGTTCGGGAAACGTTGAACCCGATGGCCGCAGCGCTCGTCGAGTACTACTGCAAGCCGAGGGTCGCGTGACAACGATCGCCGAAGTCCGAGACGACATGGCCGACGTGCTGCGCAACCTCGAAGGCTGGTCGGTCGCATCCGGCTACATCGGCGACATGGTCAACACCTACAGCCTCAAGATCGGCCGCCCAGCGTTCGATCCACGCATGGTGTTCCAGCAAGCCAAAGCAGTCCACCAGTTCACCGTCGCCGCCTACGCACCACGCGCCACCCCCGAGGTGTCCGAGGCGGCGCTAGACGCACTGTGCGAACTGTCCGGCACAGGGTCGCTGATCGCCACTGTCCAGAACGGGGCGAACTGGACCGCCGACATCGACTACGCCGTCGTCACGAACTGCGGCGAAGTTCAGGTCATCACATGGATCGACGGCGTCGACTACCTCGCCGTCCAGTTCACGATCGAGGTGTGCTTCTAAATGGCGTTCGCATCCGCACAAGTCAGCCGGCTGTACGTCGGACTGCTCCAGTTCTCGGGCTACACCCGCAGCTTCAACCTAAATGACCAGACCGAAATGCTGGACGTCACCGTGTTGACGTCAACCGCCAAGGAGTTCATTCCTGGCATCGAGATGGCGACCTTCAACGTCGACATGCTGCTCGACAACGCCGCCACCGCCAGCAGCCAGTTCGGCATCCTGTACACCGCCAAGTCGACGCCGCAGGTCGTCACGCTCGCTCCGTCGGGCACCGCTCGGGGCGCCGAGACATGGCAGATCCAGTCAAACGAGCTGAACTTCAACACCAGCGCCGCAATCGCCGACGTCGTCGGCGTCACCGCAGCGTTCCAGTCCGACGGCCTCGTCGACGCCGGCGTCGTGCTCGACCCCGAGACGGCGATCACGATCGACACCAACGGCACATCGGTCGACAACAGCGCCGCCAGCTCCAACGGCGGCGTCGCACACCTGCACGTCACCGCCTACAGCGGCCTGACCTCCAACTCGGTGATCATCGAACACTCGACCAACAACTCCACCTGGAGCACGTTGGCGACGTTCACGCTCGTCACCGGAACCGGCAGCGAACGCCTCGTCATCGCACCCGGCACCACCGTCAACCGCTACCTGCGCATCCGTGACGACGTCACCGGCACCGGCAGCTGCACCCGTTTCGTGTCGTTCGCACGACGCTAACCCTTCTCCAACAACCCCCACCCCTGAGGAGACATCATGGCCTTCCGCGCCGGAACCACCACCGCCTTCTACCTCGCCAACGCCGCCCAGGCGCTGCAGAACCTGTCGCCCTACGCCGACAACCTGTCGCTGCCGCAGAGCGTCGAGCAGCTTGAGGTGACCGCCTTCGGCACCGCAGCCAAGGCGTTCATCCCTGGGCTGCAGGACGGCGACACCCTGTCGATGTCCGGCCCGTACGACGTCGTCGTACACACGCAGCTGACCACGGCGAAGTCGGCCGGTTCGCTGCTCGGCTTCATCTGGGGCCCGCAGGGATCGGTGGCGTCGCAGCCCCGCATCGCAGGCAGCGTCTACGTCGCCCAGTACAGCGTGTCGGCCGCTGTCGGCGGCCGTGTCGAGTACTCGGCCTCGCTGCAGGTGACCGGCGCACTGTCGAACGGCACGTTCTGAGTTGAGCGACTTCGCCTCGCTGGAGAAGAAGATCCTGCTGTTGCAGCGGGAGTTCTCCGGTGAGGCCGGCAGGCGTCGCCTCAATCGTGTCGCCGTCGAAACCAAGAAAGACGTCGACGAAGCAGTCAAGGCCGATCTTGGCGACCAGTCGATGTCCGGATGGCGTCGCCGCAAACCGATCAACCTCAAAGGCCGCTACGACATTGTGGACGACCACACGTTCCGAGTCGTGCCGAACGTGTCCGGCCCGATGGTCGTCCTCGAGCAAGGCCGCAACCGTGGCAAATCGGGCCCGGTGCAGCGCTATGGCAAGAAGGGCCGCAAGTTGAAGCTGCGGCGCTGGAACGGTCACACGGCACCGAAGCACACCTGGTCGGAAGCAGTCACGTTGATGCAACGCCGAGTCGGCGGTCGGGTCGACAAGCAGGTTCAGCAATCAATCAGCAAGTTCTTCGGGGGGTGAGTCATGGCCGGGTTCACGGAACGCATCAGTGTTCTCATTGATGTCACCAGCAACAAGGCCGTCTCTGGGCTAAAGGACTTCCAGAAGTCGGTTGCTGACGCACAAGGCTTCACCGGCAAACTCAAGGCCGGCGTCGGTTCGCTGAAAGACACGTTCACGGCGGCAGCCGCGTCACCGGCTGCATTGGGCGCCGCCGCAGCCGCAGCAGGAACGTTCGCCCTTAAGGCAGCCGACGAGTTCTCGCAACTCGGTGTCTCCATTGGCAAGTTCGCAGACGCAACCGGCGTTGCCACCGAGGATGCCAGCCGCTGGGTCGAGGTCGCCGGCGACATCGGCATCAGCAGCGACACTCTGACCGGCGTCTTCAACAAGCTCAACAAGTCGATTGATCCCAAGGTTTTCAAGGACTTGGGAGTTGAGATTGCACGCACCAGCAGCGGCAACGTCAATGCCTCAGAAACATTTTTGAACGTCATCGACCGGCTGAACGGCATGACGGACCCAGCGCAACGCGCCCAGGCTGCGTCCAAGTTGCTCGGTAAGGGTTGGACGGACGTCGCCGAACTGGTCGGCATGTCGGCGCAAGACATCCGCAAGCAGCTCGCTGCGGTTGGCGACGAGAAGGTGTTTGATCAGTCGGAGGTCAAGCAGGCTCGTGAGTATCGGGCCGCGATGGACAACCTCAACGACGCGTTCGAAAAAGTCGTGATCGTGCTCGGCGAAGAACTCGCGCCAGCGTTGTCCGACATCTCAAACCTCTTGGCGGACACCCTCGGTGTGGTCGGAGACGTCAAAGACGCATTGGGTCCGCTCGGCGATTCCGGACTTCAAGCGTTCAACAAGATTCGTGATGGCGTCGCCGGTTGGTGGGATGACCTGTGGGGTAATGGGGATGAAATCGAGTACACCGGAGAAGCGGTCACACATCTCGGTGATGCTGC